ATTTGCGTTTGTATCTTTAGCAAGATTCTGCATAGATTTGCGTACATAATCAAACTCTTGCTCATTGCCTTTGAACTTCATTGTATTTTGCAATGAAATCATGGCTTTTTGAGTATCCATTGCGTCAGATACCCAACCTTTTAAGCCATTGCCAACAGCACTAACAGCACTTGCACCGATTTGCCTAAACGCACCAACAGCAATCTCTCTAAGGCTGCTAAAGCGTGACTTCATACCGTCAATTCCGCTATTAACTCCCTTAGTATCCATTTTGGCTTCAATGTTCCAAGAGCCTGAACTAATAGCCTCCTCGACTTGCTTAATTTCGCTCTCTAGCCTGTTAGCTTGTATTTCTGCTGTTCCTAAATCTCTAGTAAGTTGTAGCCATTTCTTTTGACCTGCTGACGTCCCTTTGTCAACCGTAGAAAGTTCTTCTTTTAATTTTGCTGCTTTGTCACGTGATAAGCCCAACTGCGTTTGTAAATTCTTTTGCAATTGCGCCATTTTATCGGTATTTGTGGGGTCAAGTTTTAGAGCGTCTCTTAAGTTTTTAGCTTCTCCTCTAAGCCCTGACATTGCGGTATTAACGCCTTTAAGTGAGTTCTCGAATTTCGTTGTATTACCGTATATCTCGACCTCAAATGTTGCATTACTTGCCATTACATACCCTTTCTTTTACGCCTTTTCTCTTTTTCTTTTTCCTCTTTCTTCTTCTCTGCAATAAGTTCAATTATTTTATAAACAAGTTCTAGTTCCATTTCCATGAACTGTGTTATATCAATTTCGTTATTGCCTAAAACAGTCAAAAGTTCTAAAGTTTTATTTTCCTTTACAGTATCTTTCTTTTTCTTAATCAATGAACTAGAAGAAAAGAAGACCATATCGTCTTCTGTTTCCTCTTTTTCTTTAATAAAAACAGTCTTACAGAAGATATTGATTAACTCGTTAGTTGTAGGAAGCTCTGTTTTGTCGTCTAATGCGTTTTGCATTCCTCCGTTACAATCTACCCAAAGTATCAACAACTTGTCTGTAAAGCTCTCCATTTGCTCTGTAAAGTCATCAGGAATATATCCAGCGACAAAAGAATTTTGTAAGTCTGCAAAGTCTTTTAAATCTGTAATGAAGTCCGAACCGGTTAGTTCTAAGTATCTAATTGCATGTTTTAAAATCATTTACAGTCCTTTCAGCTCATTAAATTTCTTTCTGCCACAGTTCGACCAGTTCTTTAAGTCCTTTACCGTCAGTATCGAACTCAAAGCTAGAACGAAAGTCTGAAAAGTCGCTTTTTGCTTTCACAATGTTATCTTGAAAAAGAGCTAAATATAGACCATATTGAACAAATTCCATTACATCAGTAATTTCTCCGTCTTCTTTTTTAAGTTCTGTATCCATTGCTTTCTGTTGCTGAAAAAGGTCTTTACCTGTAATCATTTTAAATTTACGTGCTGTACTCAATTGTTTTGCCATCTTATTTTATATTCCTTTACTTATTTATTAAACAGCCTTGCCAGTTAATACTGTATCAGGTTGCATGATGAATAAACCAGCTTCCATTTTCTTAGCGAAGTCTTTTGCTTGTTCTCCCCAAATTTCATATTCAATAACAGGTACTTTTTTATCGCCATTCAAATAAATATCTGACTCGGTCGCTTGTACTTTCAAAGTCCATTGGATAGGGTCTACACCGTCTACTGAATCTGTTTCTGATTCTTTTGTTGCTTCTGCTGTTGGTGTCAAATGAGGATAAACTACCACACGATAACCGTCAATAAATTCTCCTGTAACTTTATCACGCTTGCGACCTTTAATAAGGTACTGAACACATTTCGTTTTCCAATTACCAGTAGGAGACCAACCCAAGCCATTTGCTGTTCTTTGTTGACCTAAAATATCCTCTTTAAGCGCTTGGTCTGTTTGAATAAATACCATTTCGCCTTGAAGCAAGGTAGCACCTTTTTTTACTCCATGGTCTGGCACGTCATCGGCTGGATAGCTGTTAGTTTCCCCTTGGTCCTCCATTGAACCAACCGATACTAAACCAGTTACAATTTTATGGTTAGTGAACTCTGGTTTTCCGCTACTCCCCTTAGCCATATCAGCTACGATTAGAGCTTCATTACCAAAGAAAATCTCACGTGAATTATAATCTAATTTCATTTTTTCCCTTTTCTATAATTTCATTGAATTAGCATAGTTAGCGCCTTTTTTCAATGTTGTTTTAACGTCTTCCATACCTTTTTTCTCAACTAAGAAGTACATACCATGATAACCACTAGTATAATTAGCTCTAGTCCCTGCGTTTACTACTACTTTATCGCCTTTTTTAACTTGCTTTAAGTTCCTTGACAATTCCCCGGTATTTTGATATCTGGCATAAGTATAGGTATGACCGTGGCTTCTGATTAGTCTAGTCCTTCGGGCTGCAGCATTTGCCTTAGCTTTAAACTCTGCTTCAAACCAATCGCCCAAGCGTTCTGTTACTTTAGTTTGCATTTCTTTAGCTATGTTTGATGTATTAAGTAAATTCATTGCCATGGTTGACCACCTGCACCACAAGGCAAATAAACACTTCCAGTATAATTGTACAAATGGCTGTTTTCTGACCAGTTCGTCATATTCCAACCGTCTCGTAAAACATCTCCGACTAGTCTGACAAGTTCATCGTCAACATCTTTAACAGACAAAACAACTTGATAATAGTAACCCATGACAAAGCTCGTATTATCCATTTTAAGCACCTTTGAGTCACTAAGCGACAAATATACCGTCTTGTCTTGTATCGTGTCCTTAACGCCTAAAATAACGTCATTTAGAGGCATTGTAAGTAAATTGTTATACCAATCTATGTAAGAATCAAATTCCATTGCTTACTACCCCCTCTAAAATAATCTTGTTATTCTTAGGGTTTCTTTCCCATGTTGTCCGCTTGAAAGTTACGCCTTTTTCGTCCAAGAAATAGTTGAAAATCAAGTCTTCCATTTCTCCGATTCCGTTAAGCTCATACCGTACATTTTTACCAAGTCCAATCATAGAAAACTCATCAAGTCTTAACTGACTAATTCTCTGTTTAACTGCTGGTAAAACGATAGGCTTTATAACATTAACTTCTGCACCGTTCTTCTTCTTAACAGTCGTTTCTACCTGTAATGTAACTTGTGAGAATATCATTAAATACCTCCATAATACATTAACTCTTGTAAAGAATCCAAACGTTTCATTTCAGCATTTCGCCATTGTTCTGCTGGTTCATCAACAATATTAAGCCGACAATAACAAGAGATAAATTCTTTCACTAATACACTTGTTTCGTCAGCTTTAATACCATTTTTTTCTAGCAATTTAATAGCTATAGAGCGGAATAAGATAAGTTTACTATCATAAGCTGTTACTAAAATCGGAATACCACAATAGACCTTGATATAATCTATCATTTACTTCCTCCATTTTATTCTTATGCTACTGTAATTACTGCGCCAGCGTTATAAGTTTCAACGTGTCCGCTTGTTAGTGTTTCAACCAAAATCATGTTGCTATTAGTTTTCCATTCAAATGCGTCAACTTTAGTAAGGTCTTGCATGTCAATGTGATATTTTTGGTCTACCAATACAGTAGGTTTAACAGCCTTTGTGCCTGTGTAGACAATAATTTCATCTACTCCAACTTCAGAAGCAATTTCAGTATCATCATTTTTAATACGAACGTTAGCGTTAGCAGTCGCTTGACGTAACTCATCTAACAAGGCTTTGCGGTCTTCCGCTTTAACAATCAAGTAGCGACGTCCAGCAGTAGGACGAACAAAGTCAACCGCTTCTTCAATAGCGTCAGAAAATGGAGTTTTGCCAGCTGATTTAGCTTTTGTAGTAATCTTTTTGATTTTTTTGACGTCTGCTTCTTTGTCAATTGATTTAAAACCGTTTGTTCCGTCTCCCTCAACAAGAGCAAGATCAACAATTTTATTTACAATTGCTTGTGTAAGTTCTGCCACGATCAAGTTGTAAAGTTCAGAATATGACATGTGAAGTCGTTTGACACGTTCAGCAAGTGATTGCAATTTATAAACCATTACGGGTTCAAGAGTATCAATAGTGAGTGTGGCTGCCTGTTCTGTTTTTGTTTGTCCGTCTTTGTGGACTTGGGCTTCATTATCTGAATCAAATGAGCGCGATACAAGCAAAGCACCAACATTTGTAACATGGAATACTTTGAATACTGGGTTAGTATTTAGCAAGGCTGTGTTGATTGATTCAACCAATTTACGTGGAAGCTCAAAAGTTTTATCTGTAACAGTCACACCATTTTCAGCAAGTTTTTTATCCCAAGCGTTTTTAATTTCTGACTTTCCAGAAGCCTTTTTCAATACATCAAAAAATTCTGTTACAGCGTTTTGTGATTCAATAAAGTTTGTCATTTTATCTTTTCCTTTTGGTTTTTCTTCCTGTGCGTTAAGTTCGTTCTCGATTTTGATAATTTCAATCGAATTTTCTGATAGTGCTTTTTCTAATTCTTGTACTTTTGGCAAGTCTTCAATTGCATTTTTTACTTCAAAACCACTAATTTGAGATTTTAAAGATACGTTATTTTCTTTAAGTTCTGCCAAGCGGTTTTGTTTTTCGATTAAATCAGGTTTATTCATATTTCTTTTTAATATCCTCAATTTCTTTCAAAGCGTTACGGCTTTCAATAATTTTGTTGCGTTCTTCTGTGAGTTCTTCGCCTAAGGCATTTTGGATAAATTTTGCGTTAGGGTCTGCTGGTACTGAAACAAGAGAAATCTCTTTAAACTGTGCTTTATTTACGACTAGAGCGTCATTTTCATTAAACTCATAATCTGTAATGTAATAGGCAATTGATAGTGAATCAAATGCTCCATTTTCCACAGCCTTATTAATGTTTGGTGCATTGTCATAAAGCGTAAAGTCAGTCAGGTATTTATTGGTAGCTAAATCATAATAGACTTTTGCGTCCCCGATGACTTCGCTAGATCCAGCACCATGTTCATATAGCAATGGATATCGTTCTCTAGCAAACTCAATACAGTTAGGAGTCAAGATAATACCGTTAAGATTCTCTACACCAACTTCTGACCCAATGCCTTGGAACGACTTAGAACCGTCCTCGTTTTCGGTTACTTTAATTTCAGCACTATTGGTTATTAGTTTCATCTGTGCTTGTTACGTCCTTTCTACTGCCTTGTAGGTCACTTAGATTTTTAACAGCAACTGCATTAAGGTTAGCTATGTAAACATCTCCGCCCTCAATTGGTTGCTCACCCATTTTGACAAGAAGTTGATTCTGTGTAAAAATAGGCCCATTAATGTTTTCGTGATACAAGTCAATTAATTCTTTCAAAGTCGCAAACTTGAATAGCTGGTTATCTACGATTATGCGTTCATAATATAAATTATCCTTATTTATTCGTCTGCGGCCTGTTGAAATCAGTTTATAAGTCAATTCCTTTTCAAGTTGAATCAGTAAAGGAATGATAGTAGAGTTGTAAAAATAAATTTGTTGTTCTTGCGTAGCAGTACCAAGCAAAATATTTTCATTCATAAAGTAACCTGTCAAAAGTTCCGATTTAATAAGGTCAATTTCATCTTTGTTCAAAACGGAATAATCTTTTTTAAGTTCTACAATTTCTGTCTTGTTATCAACTGGCGTCAAACCGTTGTAACTCGAACCCTCTTGCATGTTCTTTATTGTTGCTAGTGCTTTTTCTCGATACTCTTGTGTATTATCAATATCAAGAAAGGCATTAATTTTCAACAAGCCACGCAATTTACCTTGTTCCAGCTTAGTTTGAATACTAGCTAGAGCATTATCTAAAATACTTGTGTCTTCATTGATATAAAAAGGACTGATAAGCCTTACTAATTCTTCAGGTTTATATTCTTTTTTATCATTAGCAAACAGTAAGTCTAATAGATCTCCTGTTTCACTATCAAATATAGGATACAGGTCAACATAGCGTGTGCATAGCAACTTTTTAATTACTTTCTGCCAAAATTCCATGCTATTGTGTTCGCCCTTAGGGCTCCAATTGAGGACCTCATCTAAATCAGAACCTGCCTTACTAATCAAAGTATCAGAACCAACATCAGATTTTTTATATTTTACATGATTAAATTCTACTTTTGTTATTTCATTAGCAATTTTATTTTGAATATTAGTCACAAAGGCACTTGTATATTCTACTGCTTCATTTTGCCAAGCTGTAACTCTTTGAGTATCATTG